TAAGCAAGCCTATGGCCTATATCAGATGAAGGTTAAGAGCTTGAAGAATGGCTCAACAGTCAAGCAGTTCTGGATGTATTGGACTTATGTCATGCATCGTTATGGAGTAACACAGTATGATGAGCCTGACTATTGCAAGGCACTACATCATCTAAAGACTAAGGGATGGCAATGAGTACAAAGCGCGGCGATCCTCGTGGGACTAGAGCTTATAAGGCTAGGCGCTTAGAGGTATTGCAACGCGATCAATGGACTTGCTTCTATTGTCAAATGCCAGCAACAACGGTTGATCATGTGATTTCGATAAAGTCCGGGGGCGATCCAATCGCATACGATAACCTCGTGTCATGTTGTACTAGGTGCAATAGCAGCAAGGGAAGTAGATCAGAGGGCGTTTTTTTAGCACGACAGGCCACCCCCCCTGTCTTTTCTGGCAATATATACCCGATGCAGTCGGAAGTTCACCAAGACAGTCCCTTTACCGCCCGACCAGTCACAGATAGTCCTGAATAGTGCCAGCTCGTAAACAAGCGCTGCGAGGGGCAACCAAAGCAAGGCTCCACAGTCCACTGCTCAAGGGCAAGACACGCTCAGATGAGATAGCCAAGATGGCCGAGGACTTAGGCACGCCTTTATTGCCCTGGCAACGCTGGCTATTGGATGACATGATGCGCGTCGACAGTAAAAATAATTACATCCGCAAGACAACTCTGCTACTGGTAGCACGCCAGAACGGCAAGAGCCATTTAGGGCGTATGCGTGTGATTTGGGGTCTATTTTATGGAGGCGAGACAAAGCACCTGATCATGAGCTCTAACCGAGCGACTGCTCTCATGACCTTTCGTGAGATTGCTTGGATCATCGAGAACGCACCTCACCTCAAGGCTGGCACGAAAGCAATCCGCTACGCCAACGGCGGAGAGCGCATCGAGCTGCTAAACGGGGCAACACTTGACCTCGTATCTGATACTCGTGACTCATCTCGTGGACGCACTGCAGATTTCTTATGGATCGATGAAGTTCGAGAGATCAGCAAGGACGGTTATACCGCAGCGATCCCAACGACTCGTGCTCGTCCTAATTCTCAGACGCTACTAACATCAAATGCCGGGGACGCCTTCTCAGAGACTCTCAATACCCTTCGAGAGCGAGCCCTATCCTCACCTCCTAAGTCTTTTGGGTTCTACGAATACTCAGCACCGCAATACTGCAAGATCACAGATCGGAACGGATGGGCAATGGCCAATCCTGCACTCTCATACACAATCACGGAGGAATCACTTGAAGAAGCTGTTGCAACAAATAAAATTGAAGACATTAGGACTGAGCTTCTATGTCAATGGATTGATTCTCTCCAGAGTCCGTGGCCTCATGGCGTCCTTGAAGCAACTTCCGATGCCACACTCCAGATTCCGATCGGCGGTTATACAGTCTTTGGCTTTGATGTTTCTCCATCTCGTCGCAATGCAAGCCTCGTTGCTGGTCAGATTATGGGTGACGGAAGAATCGGCGTCGGGATTCTCCAGACGTGGGAAAGTCAAGTCTCAGTAGATGATCTAAAGATCGCAGCTGAGATCAAGGGATGGGCTGATCAGTATCGTCCTAAGATGATCTGCTATGACAAGTACACGACGCAATCGATCGCTGAACGCCTTGCAAATGCTGGTCAGATAACACAGGATGTCTCAGGCCAGCAGTTTTATCAAGCTTGCTCTGATCTCCTCGATGGCATGGTCAATGGTCGGGTAGTCCACAACGGGCAAGAAGAACTGATTAAGCAGATGAACAATTGCGCGGCAAAGACCAATGACTCATCCTGGCGTATTGTTAAACGTAAAAGCGCAGGCGATGTGTCTGCGCCGATCTCTTTGGCAATGGTCGTGTCGATGCTATTGAAGCCACAACAGGTAGCGGCTATATACACGGAATAACACAACATGTAGTGTATAATTGCGACCTATGGGTCTATTCGATCGTAAGCCAAAAGTAATCGAAGCGCAGGAAGCTCCTAGAGTCATGTCCGACTCTTATCTTTCTTTCGGTAGTTATTATCCAATTCTAGTAACACGCCAGCAAGCTCTCCAGGTGCCATCAATCAAACGATGCCGGGACTTGATCTGTGGAACAATCGCTTCGATCCCTTTAGAGTATTATAAAAAATCAACAGGCGAAAAGATATCTGCTCCTCGATGGGTTGAGCAGCCATCAAAGTCACAGCCTCGATTCGAGACTATGTATTTCACCCTTGACAGTCTCCTCATGTACGGCGTTGCCTATTGGCAAATTACCGAGACCTATCTCGAAGACAACAGAATGGCTAACGCGGAATGGGTTGCGAATAGTCGCGTAACTTTCGTGACCGATTCAACTAATAGTTACGTTACCCAGTATTATCTCGATGGAAAGCCTATGCCTATGTCTGGCCTCGGTTCTCTTATCACATTCCAGAAGGATGAAGGTATTCTCGCAATAGGCGGAAATACAATTAAGGCTGCCCTAGATGCACAGAACGCAGCTAGTGTTGCGCTTGCCACTCCTAGCCCATCTGGATACTTAAAAAATACAGGCGCTGACCTACCACCTGCTGAAGTTCAAGGATTGCTCGCAGCATGGAAGTCTGCTCGTCAAAATCGTTCGACAGCGTACCTAACTTCGACTCTTAACTACGAGACAGTTGGATTTAGCCCTAAGGACATGGGCTACACGGACGCGATCCAGAATCTCGCCACAGAATGCGCCAGACTTTGCTCGGTTGATCCGTATTACGTCAGCGCATCGATGAACACGACAATGACTTATGCAAACGTCCAGGATGAAAGAAAGCAGATGGTTGCGTTTACCCTGCAGCCTTATGTCTCAGCTGTGGAAGCGCGTCTTTCTATGGATGACATTTCTACTGCTGGTCACTATGTCAAGTTCGCCCTCGATGACACATTCTTAAGAACAGAGCCAATGGAACGTTTAATGGTACTTGAGAAGATGTTGGCTCTTGGCCTAATTACAACTGAACAGGCAATGCAAATGGAAGACCTCTCACCTAACGGGAACGGTAACTAATGGAAACCTTATACTTAGAAGCATCATCGATCGAATGCTCAGAAGAACGTCGCGAAATCTCAGGCAAGATCGTGCCAATGGGAACAGGCGAGATCGGGCACACTAATCTTGGCGCATACACTTTTGCAGCCAATTCAATCGATATTGCTGATCCATCAAAGATCAAGTTGCTATCTCAGCACGATCTCAAGAAGCCTATCGGTCGCATGACTGCTGCTGAAGTTCGTGAAGATGGCATTTATGCAACATTCAAGTTAAGCCGTTCATCTGGCGGCAATGACGCACTTATCATGGCTCAAGAAGGTCTAGTCACAGGCTTAAGCATCGGAGCCGAGATCATCGCATCGAAGCCGTCTAAGGATGGCCACACAGTCGTTTCGGCGGCTAGGCTCAAAGAAGTTTCTCTCGTAACTGTGCCGGCATTTGCCAGTTCAGAAATACTTGAGATCGCGGCAGAGGAAGTCATCCCTGCTGTAGAAACCCCAACAGAAACAGAAAGCGAGACAGTCGTGGAAGACACAACAGTCGAAGCAACACCAGTAGAAGCCGCGGCTGTAGAAGCTGCTCGCCCTACAGTTACAGCGATGGCGTACACATCACCGCGCATCAACCTCAACATCACAGCTGGCGAATTTGCCAAGGCACAACTTAACGCATCACGCGGCGACGCAGATGCACGCGAACTCGTAGCAGCCCTTCAGGTTGCAACAGTTGCAGAGAACACAGGAATGGTTCCACCTACATACCTCAAGGATGTAATTGGTATCATCGACTCATCACGTCCGTTCATTGATTCGATCGAGCGTGCAGCACTTCCTGCTTCTGGAATGAAAATTTTCACTCCTAAGCTCGGAACCCAAGCAGCAGTTGATCTAACAGCAGAAGGTGCAGAATTTGCATCAGCTGACACAACAGTTACCTTCCAAGAAGATACAGTTGTCAAATTTGCAGGCGCTGGCAAGCTCGATCTTGAGCTCGTCGACCGATCAGACCCAAGCTTCCTTGACCTGTATTTACGCGAGTTGGCTGCAAGCTATGCTCAGAAGACAGATCAATATGCAGCAAAGATTGCAGCAGACGGATCGTCTGATTCATCAGCAGCAACAGCATACGGCGCGATTGCAAAGTCAATTGCAGATTCATTCGGCGTAATGCGTCAAACACCTAACAACCTTTTGGTTGCAACATCAGGCGGAAATGACAACATCGACTTTGCAGGCCTTCTAGGCGCAGTCGATGGTTCTAACCGTCCACTATACGCAGCAGCAGCACCACAGAACGCTGCTGGTCTCATCACACAGGGATCAACAAACGGAACAGTTGCAGGACTTAACCTCGTTGTTGACCCTAACTACACAGGTGGCACAGCTGGCATAAAGGTCGGCCTTGTTTACCCAACAATGGCAATGCGATTCCATGAGAGCGGAACGCTACAAATCCGCACGAATGTTGTTGCCAATGGTCAGCTTGAGATCGGCATCTACGGATATGTTTGTGTAGTTAACCGCTACCCAACAGCATTCCGCGCAGTACAAGTTGCTTAATAAGTAACACCCTAAGTCGCTCGGAGGGTAGTGCCCTTCTACCCTCCGAGTCTTTAGAAAGGATAAGAGCATGGCATTGACAACAGTTGCAGAGTTACGCACCGCCTTAGGCGTTGGCACTCTCTATGCTGATGCAGTCTTGCAACAAGTCTGCGACGCCGCAGATAACGTACTCTTGCCCTTTCTATGGAAGAACCAGCAATATATTGTTGCTCACGGCAATCAAGGCACAGTCGGCACACTTTATTTTGATCAGCCTATTTCAAACGTCTTTTATGTTGGCCAATCAGTTGCAATTTCAGGCGCTGGCACAAAGTACAATGGCACAAAGACAATCACGGCTGTAAGCGAGTATTCATTTAGCATCACGACTACTCATACCTCAGACAATCCACGTCACACAGTGGAGCCATTCGGTATCGCAGCGGCTGAGACTTATACAGATTATTCGACTATCCCAGCAATTCAAGAAGCTGCGCTAATGATCTCAATCGATATCTGGCAATCTCGCCAGGCTCCTTCTTCTGGAGGCGTCACGATTGATGGCTATCAGCCAAGTCCTTTCCGCATGGGCAATACCCTTCTCGCTCGCGTCCGTGGCCTTCTTGCGCCTTATCTTGATCCGAGATCGATGGTGGGCTGATGGCCGCCATATCAACACTTCGCGCAGGAATCGCCTCAGCTCTCACCGATAATACAAAATACTCAGTCTTCTCATTTCCACCTTCAACACCTATTGCCAATAGCGTAATAGTCGCGCCAGCAGATCCCTACATCTCGCCGTCTAACGGTTGGCATGCATCAATCTCGCCTCTGGCCAATTTCGTAATTTCCGTGATGGTTCCCTTGCTAGATAATGAAGGCAACCTTAACGGGATGGAAGATAATATCGTTCGGGTATTTAACCTGCTCGCTGCATCTTCTTACACCTACAACGTCACAGAGGTATCCGCCCCGGCGGTCTTAAGTGCCGCTTCAGGTGATCTACTTACATGCAATATCAATATCTCAGTCCTAACGAGTTGGAGCTAAAATGTCCGAGTGGGAAAAAGAGCAAGAGGCCTTCCTGATCAAGATCGGGCAGGTAGCACCATCAACACCAAAAGCAGTAACTACTAAGAAAGACGAGGAATAATCTCATGGCAGTATTTCTAAACAATAAGGTTGGCGTGAAGGTTAACTCTGTCGATCTATCAGATCACGTCACTGCAGTAACACTTAACCGCAATTTTGATGAACTCGAAGTAACAGCAATGGGCGATGGCGGACACAAGTTCGTTAAAGGCCTTGAGGCATCTTCAGTCACAATCGACTTCCTTAATGACACAGCAACAGCCAACGTCCTACAGACTTTGCAAGCTGCGTGGGGAACAAACGTCACAGTAGTCCTACTCCAGGAAAAGGGAACCGCAGTATCTGCGACCAACCCTCTCTACACAATGACATGCTTGATCAACGGCACAACCGACATCAATGGTTCAGTTGCTGATCTTGCAGTGCAAAGCCTGACATTTAACGTCTCAGGTACTACAGTAGTAGCCACTACAGGCACATTCTAAGAAACTAAACAAAGGGGCACAGCATGGCAAAGTTAATAGTCACACTAGCGGACAACAGCGTTACCGAGATCGAGATCACTCCTCGCCTTGAGTACGCGTTCGAGCTATATGCTAAAAAGGGATTTCACAAAGCGTTCCGCGATGATGAAAAGCAATCAGATGTCTATTGGCTTGCATGGGAAGGCCTTCGGTTAAGTGGAGCCACAGTCAAGCCATTTGGCAATGACTTCCTCGACAGCCTTAAAAGCGTTGAGGTCGCAGAGTCAGACCCTTTGGCTTAGGCAGGGATAGCATCCACTATCTCATCGCTCGGTTGAGCATTGAGACTGCTATCCCTCCACAATATTTGATTGATCTAGATTCATCGATGCTTCAGATGCTACTTAAAGCGCTGAAGGATAGAGCAAAGGAGCAGGCAGATGCCTACAGAGCTAAAAGGCGCTAGTGCGCTTCGCAAGGCTCTAAAGGAATTTTCGCCTGATCTGGACAAAGATACTCGTGATGAGATGGTCGGATTCCTCAAGCCAGTAGTTAAGAAGGCTAAAGGATTTCTTCCATCCAACTCAGATGCTCCATCTGGATTCGTAAAGCATGAAGTAAAGACTGCAAAGTTCCCGATGTACGATGCTGCCGAGGCACGTCGAGGAATTGGCTACAAGCTGACACCTACTAAGCCTAACCGCCAGGGATGGTCATCAACTGTATCGATCCATAACAAGACGGCGGCAGGCGCAATCGTTGAGACTGCTGGTCGCAAGTCTGGAATGACTGGCAACTTTTCACCAAGATTTCAGGGCTCATTTGGTGGCCGTAACAAGATGCAAGGTCGTGCGATGTTTAAGGCTTACGACCAGGATCAAGGCAAGGCCAAGCTCGGAGTAATCCGTGCCCTAGAGAAGGCCGCCGCTAAGTTTAACGCGAAAGGCAATAACAATGGCTGAGTTACGGATTCCGATTGTCGTCGAGAATAAAGGCAAGAAAGCACTTGGCGACACGAGCAAAAGTGTCAGCGCCCTTGATAAGGGAGTAAAGCGATTAGGCAAGAGTCTTCTTGCAGTATTTGGAGCCCAGCAGCTTCTCAAGTTTGCTAAGAACGCATCAAAGGCATTCATCGAGGATGAGAAGGCCGCTAATCGCCTTGCAATAGCAGTTAAGAATCTTGGACTAGAGTTCGAGACCCCACGCATCGAGCGTTATATTTCTGATCTTTCAAAGATGTCTGGCGTTACCGATGATCAGTTGCGTCCAGCCATGCAACGCCTATTGCAGACTACTGGCTCAGTTACTAAAGCTCAGGAATTACTTACACAGGCCACGGACATCGCCGCCGGGTCTGGCGTTGATTATGAAACAGTCGTAAGCGATTTAAGCGCCGCGTATGTAGGCCAGACTCGTGGACTTCGCAAATATTCGCTAGGACTATCTCAGGCTGAACTAAAGACCATGAAGTTTACAGATGTTCAGGAACGACTTAATAAGCAATTCTCTGGCGCTAATGCAGAATTTCTAACTACTTACGCAGGCAAGTTACAACTCATTACAACTGCAGCAGGGGAGGCTAGCGAGAAGATTGGCGGAGCGCTTGTCGAGTCTCTCGTGTCAGTATTCGCGGCAGGGGACACAACACAATTCGTAAACCAGATCGATACTCTTGCGACCAAGATTGCAGACACAGTTGCAGCGGTAGTATTTGGATTTCAAAAGTTATACGTCTTGACTAGCGATCGCGCCATCCTTGCTAGCTTTAACCCTTTTGACGATTACGAGAAGAATGCCCTAGCCGCCATTGAAGCAGCAGAAAAGGCAGCAAAGTTTAGACGCAACATGCCTTCAAGCGGCTACCTGGGTTCTCAACCAATGGGTATCTATGAGACTTCAGCCCAGATCGCAGCTCGTAAGAAAGCAGAAAACGATGCCGCTAAGCGCGCTAAGGAATTAGCGGCACTTCAAAAGAAGACTCTTGATACACAGAAGAAATCTTTAGCCTTAGAAAAAGCATCAAAGACATTAAACCTAGACGCTATCGGTATAGAGGCAGCTCTTAAAGGTCAAATCAGCGAAACTGATCGCTTATCTCTATTACTTCAGAAGTCTATTCTTGAAGGCAACGCCAATCTCGCTACTTCTTTATCTGACCAACTAAACGCAGCAGTCAAGCGACAGAACGAACTTCGCCAGTCACTATTGACAACCCCTGAGGCTCCTAACCCTTATCGCAACTGGACGCTGCCTACCGATCTTCTTAACTATACGGCCTCATCTTTAGGCGTATCTGTAGCACAATTACAGACTGCGCCAGTAGCCCCATCATCGACTTTCTCAGATGCTCAGATGGAACTTATGGCAGCCGTTAATTCATTCCAGGGTGCTAATCAGGCGGCAGTCAATGTTGAGGTTTACCTCGATGGCGATGTAGTTACTGGTGCAATCACTCAGAAGCAAGTCAATGACTCACTATCTGGCACATTCGCCTCAACTAACCGCTTTGCTGCTCAGGGTGCTATTGCGTTATGAGTCTTCCTGCCACTATTTCTGTATCTTTCGACTTTAGCCAGGGCGCTACATTCGGCTATCCGTTTACAGTGGGAGATGCCAAATATGGCGTTATTGGCGTTGGTACTTTTGCATCGACAGAAGTGCCTGACCCAGTAGTTGATCTCAGTAGCGTCACTCGATCAATCAAGATCAGCCGTGGTCGTAGCATCATGCGAGACACCTATGAGGCTGGTAACTGCACCGTTAGAGTTTTAGACCCTGACTCTTATTTCAACCCACAGAATGTATCTAGTCCTTATTTTGGCTATCTCACTCCACTTCGTAAGATTCGCGTAGCAGCTACTACTGCGACGACTCAGCACTTTCTGTTCTCAGGATACGTTGATTCGTACAAGTATTACTATCCAGTAGGCCAAGAGATTGGCTACGTCGATATTGTTTGCTCAGACGCCTTCCGCCTATTTCAAATGGCCAACGTCTCTAGCGTGACAGATGCAACTGCAGGCCAGACAACTGGCACACGCATTACTAAGATTTTAGATCAAGTCTCATTTCCTAATAACATGAGAATTACTGACACAGGATCAACGACAGTCCAAGCAGACCCGGGGACATCCCGTTCATCCCTAGCAGCTCTTAAGGCAGCCGAGTTCGCAGAGCAAGGAGCCTTCTTTATCCGTACAGATGGGACGGCTGAGTTCAAAGATCGTAACGATGTCGTAGGTTCTTTGGCTGCTGCTCCCATCGAGTTTAATCAGACTACAGGCATTCCTTATTCAGACCTTCGCTACGCCTTTGATGACAAGCTCATCATCAATCAAGCCAGCATGACTCGTGTTGGTGGTACTGCACAGGTCGCTACAGATGCAACATCATCGGCTAAGTATTTTCCTCATGGCACAACCGTCACAGACATGATCCCTCAGACAGATGCTCAAGTCCTAGATATTGCCAAGATTTATGTGGCGACGAGAGCTGAGACGACTATTCGCATCGATGCCATGACTGTCGATCTCCTTGATACAGATGTACCGACTGACACAATGATCGGCCTTGATTATTTTGACAATGTCAAGATCACCAACGTTCAGCCAGACGGCTCGACAATTGTAAAGACCTTGCAAGTGCAGGGATTGGCATGGGATATAACCCCTAACAGTATGAAATGCACAGTAACAACACTTGAGCCAATCGTAGAAGGATTCATATTGGGATCAAGCACATACGGTATAATCGGACAATCCATTATGGGATACTAGGAGAAAACAATGGCAACAGGCTTTCCAGCATCAACGGGCGACATCTTTACAGCCGCAGACTATAATGGGCTAGTAACCTTTGAAGTCAAGGCTGATCAGACCAACGACTATACGATCGTTCTTGCTGATTCGTATCAGTTGCTTATTCCTATGAATAAGGGGACAGCGGTAAATCTAAACATTCCGACCAATGCTTCTGCAGCCATTCCAGTAGGCTCGGTCATAACAGTCCTAAACAAGGGTGCTGGCGCGGTCACAATTAAGGCCGTAACGTCTGGCACAACTACAGTTCTTTCGGCTGGTGCAGTCGCTGCTCAACCTACTCTTGGTCAATATAAGTCAGCAGCTCTTATTAAGACTGCGACCGATGTGTGGTACGTCGTGGGAGCCATTGCATAATGCTCAACAATGTTGTTGGAGTCTATGGAGTTGGCATTTCTAAGCCGACTGTAACTGGCGGTACTTTAACTAGTGATTCAACTTATTACTATCGCACCTTTACTGGTAACGGCAGCCTCGTCATTTCTAATGCTAATTTAACGGCTGATATTCTGGTTATTGCAGGTGGTGGCGGTGGCGGTAATAACCGAGGCGCAGGCGGCGGTGCAGGTGGCGTTCTAGATTTTGCGAGTCAATTGCTTGCTCCAGCAACAATCTCGGTGGCAGTCGGTGCAGGAGGTCCAGGAGCTGCCTCAGGTTCTAACACAGGTGGCACAGTAGGAGTTGATTCGCAATTCGGATCGTTGACATTGGTCAAGGGCGGCGGCTACGGCGGCGGCATTGTTACTTTGGTAAATGGTGGCACAGGTGGTTCAGGCGGCGGCGGTGGCGGTAATGCAGGAGCTGGTGCAGGTACTGGTGGATCAAATACATCAGGTCAGGGCAGTGCAGGTGGCAATGGCGCTGGAAATTCTGCAGGCGGCGGCGGCGGTAAGAATGCAGCAGGCAGCGCTGCAACCACAAGCCAGGGCGGTAACGGCGGTCAAGGTACATCGAGCTTCTCATCATGGGGTTCTGTAACTGGAACAGGTCAGAATGTAAGTGGGACATATATTTATGCAGGCGGCGGTGGCGGTGGTACTTATCCAGGACCGTTCCAATCATCAGGCGGTCAAGGCGGCGGTGGTAACGGTGGAGATTCATCTACCCAAGCCACGGCTGGATCGGCTAACACAGGCGGCGGCGGCGGTGGTTCAGGTGAAACTGGCGCAGGCGGCACAGGCGGCTCTGGCGTTGTCATTGTGCGCTACACGAAGGTGCAGGTGGACTAATGTCACATTGGGCAGAGATTGATGCAGATTCTAAAGTCATTCGTGTACTAGTTGGAGATAACAATGATCCAGCAGGCGATGAAGGCTATCAATGGCTTATAGATAACTTCGGTGGCACTTGGATAAAGACAAGCTATAACAACACAATAAGATTCAATTTTGCTGGAGTTGGATATACCTACGATCCAATCGATGATGCATTTATTGCACCTGTGCCATGCTCGCATCCAGAATTATTACTCAATGATCTAAAGAGATGGGAGTGTGCAACCTGTGAAGCCGAGGCTAAGCAAGTCAGCGATCCAACTGCGTGAGCAGATAGATGATGCATTCCCAGGTAGAGATCGAACTTCGGACGGCTGGATCGGCGATACAAGACACGCTGCGCGCAAGTCTGATCATAATCCAGATGCACAAGGATGGGTACGCGCCATCGATGTTGACCGCGACCTTGCAGGCAAAGGCAGGAAGCCCGATGTCATGCCTGACCTGGTTGATCAGATTCGACTCCTTGCAAAGTCTGGCGATAAGAGAATCTCTTACATCATCTTTGACGGAAAGATCGCATCATCTAAGAAGGCTTGGGCTTGGCGTCCTTATGATGGGATCAATAAGCAT